ACGAGCATTACATCGCAAAAACGGTGATTGTAGGTGCGTCTGACTCCACGACAATTACGCTAGGACTGACACTAGACGCTGCGGATGTTGTGACGGTACAAGCCTCAACAGCAGACCTAAGCTTCAACATCTTTGGCTCTGAAATAACTGCGTAAGGCATAACTAATGGCGGTCACAAAACTTTCAACATCCACGCTAATTAGCTTTGCTCGGTATAACTCTATGCTTGCTGGGTATACTCCTCCTCCTCCCCTAACGGTTGACTACCTTGTTATTGCTGGCGGTGGCGGTGGTGGTGGTACCAATGGCACCAACGTTGGCGGCGGCGGCGGTGCAGGTGGCTACCTATCTACTAATTCTGACACTTTAGAACCAGAGTCTTTTACGATAACGGTAGGCGCTGGTGGAAGCGAAAACTCAAACGGTAACAACAGTGTTTTTAGCTCTTTTACATCTATTGGGGGAGGTGCGGGTGGTGATAATACCACGAATGGGTCTTCCGGCGGTAGCGGCGGCGGCGGCGGTTTTCATGCTAATGGCGGCTCAAGAACATCGGGTCAAGGATTCGATGGCGGAGACGCCGGCACAGATAACGGAGACAGCGGAGGCGGTGGTGGTGGCTCTTCAGCTAGAGGAAAAGACTTTAATTATGATGGTGATGGTGGCGCAGGTACTTCTTCAAGCATTACTGGAGCCTCGGTAGCCCGCTCTGGCGGTGGTGGCGGTGGTTCCCATTCTTCAGACGGGGCAGGAGGCTCAGCTACCGCTGGCGGTGGCGCTGGTGGTACTGGGTATGGTTCTAGAGATGGCATTGACGGCGATACAAATACAGGCGGCGGTGGTGGCGGCGGCGGTAGGCTTGCTGGAACTAGCACCGGAAGCGGTGGAAACGGCGGCTCAGGTGTTGTAATCATAAAATACCCAGACGTATTCACCGCAACATTTTCAGGTGGAGTTACATCATCTACAGCAACTGCTGGCGGATACAAGGTTTCCACAATAACCGCAACAAGCACAACTTCCGAAACAGTATCGTTCGCAGTCTAGAAAGGAACACAATGTCACATTTTGCAAAATTAGATGAAAATAACATTGTTACATTTGTTACCGTTGGTAGGCAGGAAGATGACGGCCTTGAGGCCGAGCTATCTGAGCGCACTGGCGATGTTTACAAGCAGACCTCATACAACACTTCAGGCGGCGTTCACCTATTAGGTGGCACACCATTCAGAAAGAACTACGCTGGCATAGGATTCAGCTACGACGCAGAGCGTGACGCATTTATCTCGCCTAAGCCATATGACTCTTGGCTACTAGTCGAGGAAACTTGCCAATGGGAAGCACCAGTGCCTTACCCAGACGACGGGCTAATTTATTCGTGGAACGAAGAACTGACTGACTGGGAAGCAACAGACTTCGGCACCCCATAGCATACTGATACAATAGTCCTATGCCAATAACTGACGTCACACCACCGGACTACTCGACTCAAATAGGTCAAGTAAGACTTCTGATACCAGACACCGATCAGCTGGCTAACCCTGCTGACCCTTCTCAGGCTGCTTCTTATATCTTTGACGACAGCCAGATTCAAGCTTTTGTCACTATGTATGTTGGCAGCATAAAGCGAGCTGCAGCTCAGGCTAAGCTTGTGCTTGCTACCAGCGAAGCGCTTATCAACAAGGTCATTACAACTTACGACCTAAAGACAGACGGCGCAAAGCTTGGCGCAGAAATACGAGAACAAGCAAAGTTGCTTCGTGAAGAGGCAATAGAAGACGAGCAAGAAGATGCCAATGATACGTTCACAGTTGTTGGTAACACGACAGCTTGGACTAACTCATGGCTCTAAACTCAAGGAGTGTGCTTCACCCTAAGTGGCTGACGCACAATGTACCAGTAGGCGATAGCTTTCAGCTAGCCACAATAGAAATCTTCGACCCTAAAGGCTCTGACTCAACCTACGATGCAGTGAACAACACTTGGTCGTCTGCCCGCACTGTGCTATGGACTGGCAAGGCTAGGATTCAAGTATCAAGGAACGCAACTAACGCAACCTCTACAATCAACCCCTCTACCGTGCAGATGTTTGAAGTGCACATAGACCTTCGTGGCAATACCCTAGAGGGTGCTGTAGGAACGATGCCAGACATCAGACCTAATCACCAAGTCTTTGTAACGGCATCTCCTTACGATGAAGCTTTAAAGTATTACATATTTACAGTGACTGGTGCTCTGAGCTCATCAAACCCTTGGAGCAAGATGTTGCAGTGTGAGGTGGATCAAGAGGTGAAGCGTGTCATTAGCTCCTAGCTTTAAATGGAATGTAAACCCCAAATCTGTAAGGCGCATTACTGACATCTACCTTAAAAAGAATACAGATGCAATTCAGAACGTCATAGAGGGCACGGCTTCTTACTCTGCAGACTGGATTAGAGACTTTAAGGTGCTACAGAACTCTAGAACAGGCACACTCTGGCACGACTACATTAACGAGGAGCGTGGGAACGCAGAGGGTGCCCGTGTAGACACAGGATTGATGGCTAACTCCGTTGGCTACACAAGGGCACAGTACCAATCAGAGGGCGAGTACATAGCTGAGTTTGGTCTGTTGCTACCTAGTGCTGGTGGTAGAAAGTATTTTCTTGAGCAAGACGAAGGTTTTCAGCTAGAGCTTGCTAATGGCAAGGTCAGAGATGTGCCCGGTATGCAGACTTACGAATCTGTAGAGCCTCAGCTTAAAAAGCGAATGAGTAGAGAGATGCTGCGCCACGGCTTTTTGCGTGGTGGGCGTGACTCAAGAGGTATGCGTATTTTGCAAAACTCTGAGCGTGAAGGATTTAATACTGCTTGGTCTAGTGAGTATGCACCTAGCGAGGCACAGATAACCGCAGCTCGTGAGATGCAACAAAGGGGCGCTGAGGCAAGGATAGTCAGAGACGCTTACATGGCTTCAAGAACCGAGTCCTACCGAACAAGTGGCAGGATAACCTTTGGTTCAGCTAAGTCAGCTCTAAACAGGAAGAAACGATAATGTCACTAGCTCTACTGCCAGTCCAAGACCAGATCACGACACACGTCAAAGAGTTGGCTCAGGATGTCTACGAGAACGGTGTGCCAGAAGATAACGAGCTGGTCTACTCAACAGACGGCATGATGATGCCTTTTATAGTTGTGCAGTATTCTGGTTTTATTCAGAGGTCCACAGAGCGTGGCATTACTGGACCGAGGCAAGACTTGGGTCGAAGCTATGCAGATTTTATGTGTGTAGCGCCAACCGAAAGAGCTGCTAGGCAAATCTTTGATTTGGTGTCAGATAAAATGACTGGCTTTGAACCAACTGGAGCAAGCCTTTTGACACCAGAGGGCGTTGGGAAATCGTACACGGTTTCGGATGCCAGCACACGTCCTGTGAAATATGTTATAGACATCAGCTTCTCATACGCAGTAAACACTGTGGTATCATAATAGGTAGTATTGGAAGGATTCTAATGGCTTCAGCTATGAACAAAAGAACCGGTAAGGTTACTGACGTTCCAGAACATTACATCGGTCACCCCGTCTTGGGGAAGGACCTAGTATCACCAAAGTCTTCGGTTGCTCCCAAAGAAACCGAAAAGCTAGTTGTTGAAAAAAAGGAAGTTAAGTCTTTCTTTAAAACTTCAGCTGCTGTAGACGAGGGGCAACTTGCTCCAGAAACCGAAAACGAAACAAACGAGGATATATAAATGGCTACCAAAATGCTACGTCCCAACGTTGGCCTTTATGTTGCTACTGCAGATGCTTTCGCTGACTGGACAGCTCCAACGCTGGCTGAGATCACCGCCGCAACTAAGGTATTTAACATTTCGCCAGCAGTAACTGACGACTACACACTAAATCAGACTGACTCTGACACTGACGATTCACTCGCCATTGTAGATAACGCTGATGTTCAGACACCAACCTACTTTAACTATGAAGCTTCTCTTGACATTTTTAGAGATTTAAATGCAGATGCTGACTCTGTATACAACAAGGCTTACACCCTGTTCAAGACAGTTGACACAAAGTATTTCCTAATCAAGCGTATTGGCAAGGACCACAGTGCTGATTTTGCTGCGGGCGACTTGATTAGCATTTACGGCGTAAAGACCGACTTCCCAATTGACATCGTTGGCGATGGCGAAATGATCCGCATGGGTGCTCGCTTCTTGGTTAGCGGTGAGGTTGCTATTAACGTTGCCGTTGCAGCTGGCACAGCAGGGGCTGGCCCAGAGCTAAAGGCAGTAGTTGGAACTAAGTCCACATCAAACGGTAAGATTAGCGTTTACTGGACCCCGCTTTCAAACATATCTGGCACAGAGGCTGCGTTCCTTGCTGACCCAAGTGTTGCAGACATGACTGCTTCTGGCTCATTGAACCTAACTACAGCTATTGCTTTTGATGGCTTTGACTTGGGCTCAACCGAATCTAATAAGATTGAAGACCGTGGAATTGTTGACACCACTTCTGTAGAAAGCCGTGGCTTTGCACAGTTCAGTGGTAACTTGACCTTCTTCCGTGGAGTAACTTCAGAAACTAGCGGAGATTACTACAACGCATTTGAGGCATTCAAGGCTTCCACTGACGGCACACGCCCTCAGGGATTCTTGATAACTCGAATCAACGTGGTTAGCACCGAAGCTCTTGCTGAAGACGACGTAGTATCTGTATACAAGTTCACTGCAGATGCTTTCATGGACGACACCGAAGGTGAAGACAGCGTTAAGTTTATGGTTAACTTTATGCCTCAGGGCGAGGTTTCTGTAAACGCTGTTGTAGCAGCATAATCTAGACGACCCCACCGAGTCTTTGCGCCCGTTCGTCTCGGTGGGGTCTTTTAAACGGGCGGAATGGGCGGATTAAAATGAGCGAAAACACAATTACAAAAGAGACTATGGAAATGGTTGAAGAAGCCCGCAAGCCGGGAGTCTTCAACCTTTCTGACGTTATAAAGGGTCGTGGGTATCCAGAGCGTGAAGTTACTGTATACACAGACGTAAAAGCTGCATTTAGGCTTGTAGAGCTTGAGGACAAAATGGCTCAGGTTGGTGGTAGCGATCAAAAGCTATATGACACCCTTGAAGCCGAGTCACAGGAAGTTGCTGTAACTGTGCAGAAGTCAGCACTAAAGTTTCTGATGCGAGGCGTTAGCCAGAGTGTTGTTGAAGCTGTCACTAAAGAGGCAGACAAGATATACAAAACTGCTAAAGAGCCAGAGGGCGAACAGAGCGACGACTGGTTTAGGTTTTATGTAACCTCGCTGGTTGCTCGGAATGTTGTGTGCGTTACTGACGCTGACGGCAACATTGACAAGACTGAGTTCTCCTTTGAAGAAATGCTAGACATTAGAAACAACCTGCCGGGCGACTCTTGGGGCGTTCTGGTAAACACCATGCAAAAACTAACCCTAGCAACTGGATACTTTAAGGGGTTAACAGATGCCGGTTTTTTACCGAAGTCCTGACATGGCAGGGAAACAGGGGTTATGTAGTAAAGATAAAGGCAGCTTTATCCGCTAGTATCCGCCCCTGTGCGATGCTCTTCCACGAACAGCCAAATGAGCCATGGAACGAATTTGACTTTCTCTTAGTGGAAGCGATGCAGATTTTGCAAGACGAGACCTGCAACCAGTGCGGCAACCCAATATGGATTTGCCGAAATGAAGAAGCTAACAACGTTGGCTTCAAGATAAAGAAGTCAAAGTGCTTTGCTCAGGCTGAGCTTGACAAGCATAGGGAAAAGGAAGAGAAGAAGAAAACAAGCAAAAAAGCCTATGGCGAAACCGATTATGCGTCTGCTTATACTTATGACGGCACTGAGTTTCCATCTAGGCAAAGTTACTACGAAGGTTTAGTATCTCGTGATGAGGTAGAATAGACCTAGTATCTTACGGTCTTAGGCGGATAAATGGCATCGAACAACGCAACCTTTCACGCAAAAATAACGGCTGACGCTAGTGATTTTGTAAAGCAAGTCGAAAGTGCGAACCAAGCTCTTACTGGACTTGTTGGAGCTTACGGTAAAGCCGGTAAAGCTTCTAAGGGTAATCCGGGCAAGTCTGCCTCTAAAGCACAGAAGGACACTGGCAAAGAAGCCAAGGCCGTTTGGGATAAAGCCCAAAGCGCTGCTGATGATTACTATGCAAACATTGTGCAAGAAGAGCGCAAGGTTGCTGCTGTTCAAAAAAAGGCAGCCGATCTTTACAAGACTGCTGGAAGACGTGACAAGCTAGAAGGTCCAGTTCGTGCGCCTGTTGGTTTTGGCGGCTCAAAAAACAAATCACAAAAAGAGCAGCAAGACACAGCAAAGCTTATTGCAGGAGCAAAACAACTTAACGCTCTTACAAAAGAACGTGCCAGAAGCTATGAGACTGTCGGCGACAAGATTTTTGAGAACCTAGTTGCAAAAAATAGAATTAGAGCTGTTGACAAAGCTGAGCTTGGCGACATAAAGAAGCGCTTGCGAGAGCAAGACAAGATGAATAAGCTTCAAGATGAGGCACAAATAGAAAACTCTCGTAGAAGTGCGATTGAAAACCGTAAGCAGCTTGACGCTATGGTTACTGGTCGTTATGCACTTTACGATATGGCAAACGCATACCAGAGCATTTTTAGGGTTGCCGCCCGTGTAACTGGTGAACTAATCAAAACAGTTAATGTTGCTGCGCAGTTTGAGTCCGCATTTACCTCCGTAGAAAGAGCCCTAGAACTTGATAGCGGTTCAGAAGGATTCAACAGAATCAGACAAGTCCTCATAGACCTCAGCACAGAAATACCAGTGGCATTTGATGAGCTAAGCGAGATCGCAACGCTTGGTGCACAGATGGGTATAAGCGCCGAAAACATTGAAGCATTTACAAGGACGATATCTTCGTTTACTGCAACTACCGGTGTGTCAATTGATGATGCAGCTGAAAAGTTTGGTCGAATTGCATCTCTACTAAACGTGCCCGTTCAGGACTTTGAGAACCTTGGCTCTGCTGTTTTGTTTGCTGGCTACAATGCGGTTGCAACAGAGGCTGAGATTCTAGCAATGACTCAATCAATTGCCGCATCAGCAGCAACAGTTGGAATGGCAGCAGATGAAACTGTCGGTCTATCAACTGCGCTTGCATCACTGGGTCTAGCGCCCGAACTTTCTCGTGGTTCACTACAGCGTATTTTTGCAGAGATAAACCGAGCTGTGGCTGGCACATCGCCATACATGGATGAGTTTGCAAGGGCGCTTAACATGGCAGAGGAAGAGGCTTCCTTTCTGTGGAAAGAAGACCCTAGCTATTTCTTCAACTCGCTACTTTCTAGCTTAGGTGGCGTAGAGGACCTGACTTCATCTCTGGACTCACTCGGAATTATTAACATCAGAGACGTTGAGTTAATTACAAGGCTTTCTAAAAACTATGATGTCTACACAAAGTCAATGGACGACGCAACTGACTCTTACGCAAAAGGAACTGCACTTGCAGACAACTACGCAAAGGTAGCAGACAATCTAGAGTCAAAGCTTACAATCCTAGTAAACTCATTTACTGCGCTACAGGCTGCATTTGCTGCTCCGACCGGCGAAGTTCTAAAGCCACTTATAGATGGACTTAATGAAGCAATAAAGGCTGTTACTAAATTTGCAAACACGGGTGTAGGTGGGTTTATCTTACCGCTAACAGTTGCAGTTGGAGGAGCGGTTCTTGCTTTTGCCGGGCTTAACTTTGTGCTAAATATTGGGCAAGCTCAAGTTCTGGCCATGAGGACTGCAACATTGAAAATGGCTCAAATACAAGAGCTTAGCGGAAAGACTACAAATACTCTTAAGTCTAGAATCGCAGAGCTTACGAACCAAATACTTGGTAATACTTATGCGATTGAGCTTACCAGTGGGGCTACTGTGTTCTGGACTAAAACACAAATTGAAGCTGCCGTGGCAGCGGAGACCTTGGATGCAGCAACTGCCAACACAGCACTTGCCGCAGGAAAGGCAACCTTTGCTGTTCGTGGCTTGAGCGTTGCGCTTAGGATAATGACGGCACTAACGGTGGTTGGATTTATAGTAACTCTGGGTGCTGTGCTGCTGGGTGCAGCTCAATCGGCTGGGTTATTTAGTCGTGCTATAAACAGAAATGAAGACGACTTAAAAGATCTTGGTAAAGAAGCCCTTAGCGCTTCTGGAGGTCTGCAGGCATTGCTTGACACTACTTCAGCTGGAGCTTCTGATAGCGGGTACAAGACTTTGACCAGAACCGTTGGAGAGCTGACAGAAGAAGAGAAGAAGCTTAATGTAGAGCTTGAAAAGGTAATAGATGCATCTGACGTAGCGACGAGTGCATTCATAGATTCTTCAGAATCTCAAAAGCAATATGGAGATAACGTTCGTGACACCAATGAAGCACTTCAGGAGCAGCTAACCTTAACGCCAGAATCCGCGACATTAATTATTGATGCACTGGGCAGTTTTACCTATGAAGGCGAAGATGGTGAAATGACCAGCTACTTCATGGAACAGATTAGAAATCCAGAAATAACAAGAGCAGCTGAGCTACTTGGCTTTGACATTACAGACGCAGTTTCTGCCTCCATGCTTGAGGGCGGAACTGCAAATGCATACTATGCTCAGTATGAGGATGCTTTCAAAAGGATTGACGCTCTCGTAAACAGCAATAGCATCACTCCATGGACTTACGGTGCTCAAGAGGGCACTGCTGCTCAGGAAGCTTTTGCTGGTTTAGAATATAGTGGTGACCTAGCAAGGGATAGCATTGATGCAGTGGCAGAGTCTCTAGGCATAACGTCTGAGGCGGTTGAAACAGTTTATGCCATGATTAAAAACAACCCAGACATTAACTTTGATTCCCTAAGAAACGGCATTGATCTAATTGATGGATACATACTTGCATCTCGTGAAGCGTACCAAGTTAACGAAGCCATTAGAATGGCAGGCGGGCTGGTTGACGACGACGGCAACGAGCTTAAGAGCAAGACCGAGCTCATAAAAATACACCTAGATGCTCTAGGGCTCCTCGCTAAAGCAAATCAAGATGCTCAAGCATCATTCCAGAACCTTGCTAATGGAATTATTGGTACTAGGGGTAGCCTTGAGGGACTTGACACAGCTTCAAAAACAAACCTAGAGAATTTTAATTCTTATATAGTGTCAGCATTTGCTGCTGCAGAGGTTTCTGGTGAAGGTGCAGAAGGCGCTTTACTTAATGTAGCCCGTGGAATTTCATCGCTAGGCGCTCAAGGTGTCAATACTGGAGAAATGCTAGAACGGTTTGCAGAGGTTGCCATTACTGCCCTTCCCGGCGTTGGGGCAGAATACAAGCAAATGTTGTCTGATATTGCTGCTGCTCCCGATTTAGAGGGTATGGAAAAAATTATTATCGCCTTTTACAAGCTTAAGATTGCTGCTGCCGACAGCGCAGCTGACGCAGGAGTTTTTGTAACTGCACTTCAAAGAGCTCTTCGTGGCTTGAATGAATCTTCTACAGAGTTTGATATTACTGACACAGTAACCCAGTCACGAACTGCCCTAGAAAAGCTAACTGAATCTTTGGATTCTTTGTTTAGTTGGACTGGTCAGCAGACTGGAATTAGCGGCTCACTTAGAACGCTTGGCAAGTCGCTAGAAGAAAACGGTAACACCTTTAGTATCTGGTCAGAAGCAGGTGAAAGCAACGTGAATAACATCGAGGGTGTTATCAGGCAGCTTGCAACACGCTCAGGTGGAAACCTGCAGACATTTGCCAACCTTCTTGCTTCCCTAAGGCAGTCACTTGTTGACGCTGGGGTAGGAGCTAGTGGTCTTCGTTACGTTGACATTGCGATAGAAAATACAGGCAAGACCGGCAAGGCAACCGACAGCATTGTTAAAAGACTAACTAACTCGCTAGAAGATATCGATTCTTCCGTAGATGAGATCAAGACAGTAGAAGAGGCAATCAAAGCTGTTGCAGATGCTGCTAGCAAGGGAATCAAGTCAAACTTCTCAGAAGCGTATGCAATCGATGAAGTAACTCTTGGTTGGCTGGATATGGCTGACGCTGCGGAAGACGCTGCGGAAAGCATTGTGAACTTCCAAGAAGACATAGACAAAGCCAATGAGTCTATTGAAGACGCTACACAGTCGATCATAGAAGCCAAGGCTGCAATTGACGGGCTAACCGCTGACCGTGGAAAGCTTGAGTACCAGCTAGAGGTAGCACTACGCTATGGCGATTTCCTAAGGGCAGACCAGATTCGTGCAGACATCGCAAAGGTTGATGCAGACCTTTTGGGCGAGGCTGACAATATTTCTGACGCAAACAAAGACATTTCTAAATCTGAAAAAGATGTGGCTGATGCGGAGCAGGGCATTATTGATGTCCGAACAGAGAGCACACGAGAGGCAATTGAAGCAAGCCGTGCACTTGAGGACATGGCTGAAAAGTATGCCTTGGTAACTGCTGGAATGATTATAAACGCAGATGAAGGTGAAGATCTAATTGCAATTATTGACGCACAGGTGGAAGCGTTCGAGGAGAACGCAATACAAATGGGGTACACCGAAACCAAGGCTCAGGCTGTTGCAGATGTGCTCCGTAAAGAGTTAATCAAGTCAATGGATGAAATCCCAGAAAACATTGAGACAGACATAGTAGCCGACACCGACGAAGCTCTTAGCAATGTGCTTTCTTTTGTAAGTAAAGCAAACACGGCTCTCGCTTTAATTAAAGACAGAACGATAACAACAACCTTTGTGGAAAAAAGAGTCGGATACGAGACCTCCTCTAACCCAACTCACAGGGACGGATACTCAGATGACGGTCACGCAGATGGTGGGATTGTCAGGGGTGCCGGTACTGGCACTAGCGACAGCATAGCTGCCAGACTTTCAAATGGTGAGTTTGTCGTAAAAGCCTCTGCGGTCCAGCACTTTGGTGTGCCTTTTATGAACGCCCTGAACCAAAGCAAACTACCCGCAGCAAGCATGTCTGCTCCTAGTCAACAGGGGCAAGGCAGCCAGATGGTTTACTTGTCTCCAGAAGACAGGCAGCTACTACGCTCAGCAGTCGAAAGACCGATCTCACTGTACACTGATAACACTGTTATCGCAAAATCTGCAAACGCTGGAAATCAAGTTCTGGCACAAAGAGGTTCTAACTAATGGATAGAAAAATATACTTCGGTAACAAGACCAAGCAGGTCTGGATAAATGCCCCTCAGACGGGCATGACTGCCTCCTCACAGTCCTTTACTAGCGAGACGCAGCTACTCAACGGCAGAAGCCACATAAACCGTTCTAGAGGCTCTCACAGACGCTTTCAGCCAACGTGGGTTGGCTCGCTAAATAGCCCTGCTCTTGAGTCAAGCTTGCAAACTGTTAAAGATTTCTCAGACGGCGTTTACGGCGACGGTCCTTTCTACTGGGCAGACCCTTTTGCAACTCAGCAAAACCTTTGCCCTCCTCACTGGGCAACTCCGATGATGATGCAGAATGATCTTCCTCAGCTTTGGGACATTGCGCCTTTTGAATATTTAGATACAGCAGACAATCTTTTTAACTACCCAGTCAAGTCTGCTAGGTATGTCTCTTCTGACACAGCAGAAGTTAGCAGCACTAAAAAACTTACGTTTATTATCCCAGAAGGCTACACTCTTTTCTTTGGGTGGCATGGTGTTATTGCTGACGGTGTGCCAACCATGAGAATAGACCGCTATAAGCGCTCAGATGGTGCTGTGAGCGCCTTGGATACCACTCCGGTAGCAGTCACATCATCTGCTAGAACAAACACCTCAGTGGACGGCACAACCTACTCCTGCGTAGACATCTACTTCTATAACCCACAGGGTGAAATCTTTGATTTTACCGTGGCTGGAATGATCGCTCAGATATTGCCAAGTAGCGCATCTCCTAGCTTGGGTGGATTTATCTCAGGTCGAGGCACAACAGCTGTCGAGTTTGGTAGCACAGTGAACATCGAGTACTATTCCTCTGCAATAAACGACGGGCAGGTAGGGCTATCTACTGAGTGGATAGAAGTCTAATGAGCATTAGGACTTCAAAACTTACCGGTAGCGGCTCTATACTTCAGGGCTCTGAGGTTAGCTATTCCTACTCAGAGGATGTAACCAGCCTTCAGCCTTCTGAGCTTTCAGGTGGTGCGGGTCAAGTGACACTTCAGGCAATCGCCCAGGAGTCGATCATTTCTGGCGACAAGCACCCTGCAACAAAGCTCTCAATCAATAACACCATGAGCGTTATAGACGACAATGCAGGTGAGGTCGAGTTTCAAGTTAAGAAGGTAATCAGCAATTCCGAGCTGGTAAGCATAACCGGCTCTACCATTGATGCAACTTTAAACGTTGACAGAACTGCATTGCCAATGGGCGGTCCAGTAGACAATCCAAAGACACTAAAAGATGCCATCGACTACTATTGTGCTTTAGTTGACATAACCGCTTACTACTCTGATGATTTGCTTGACTATGTAGAAGCAAAGCCAGTGAACTTTATCGGCTGGCAGGGCAACGTTTGGGAGCACTTGAAGATGCTGTGTGCTGGTGTGTCAGCTAGTGACACCGAATATGTCCCAATGGAGATGCACATAGAGTTAAATGCATTAACTTTTAGAATTGCAAAGACACAGACTATCGATGTTCTTTCAAACGCTTCTTCAATTTCTACCGAGATCGATGCGTTCAATGCAGCTCAGCAGGTAGAGATAACGAGCTACGCAACTTCTTATAAAAGCAACGGCATAATCACAGAACAAGAGAGTCGTGTTGACGAGATTCTTGGCATTCAGAATGTGACTATAAATGACCAGCTACAAGTGGAGGCTGGTGAGACTCTAGTTAAGCGCTTCACTGTAAACTCCTCTTTGACTAGCGTAAACCAGCCACTAAACAAAAGCGCAATTACATCTCTTCCTTACACCGGCGCAACCGGCGAGTATGTCGTAGTTGGCTCTGATGATTTGCCAATACTTCCTGCTCAGTGGTTGGCTCAGGGAGGTCAGCTTGATGTCTCTCTTACTGAAAATCCCAATGAGATACAGATAAGAATTGTTGCACCAGCCGTGACCCAAATAGATGCCGCTGGTGGCGGCACAACTCTTGCGCCTTACAAAATCGGTGTCGAGTCTTCGGGAGCCGAAAGCTACCCAGCGTTGTGGATAACCGGCACAGGGGTGTTCTATGATGAGAAGCTAACCATTTTCCCTACTGGCTCACCAACTGAGTACGCTCCAAACATTAGTGCACCAAGCGTGACCAATCTTTTTATAAACAATGATGCTGACCTTTACACAAGAGGCGTTGCTGCTGCTCAATGGGAGTGTGGACCAAGAGTAAAGATAAACGTTGAGAACCCAGTTGATTCTAGCTTCGGCACAACTATTGGCTCTATGTTTGTTTATGAGCAAAATAGATACAGAATTGACTCAGTTAGTTTCTCTCAGAACGGCTCAACTATATCTGCGGTTGCCTCTGCGCCAATCTCTGAATTTAATACCAACTGGGCTGGCAAAACGTTTCAAGATTTTACTGACTTTGCATTCGATCCAGACAACTCTCCAGATAGCTACTTGAGCTTTAATGAGTTTACAATTATCCCACTAGCAAAGGTGTAACAATGGGCTTCAGAAGAAACTATTTACCATCTCAGTCTCAGCCTTGGACTAGGGAGGTTCAATCTCGGGTTGAGGCGATGGAGAGAGACGTAGTTCTTTCAGACATTAATAACAGAACCCGTGACGATCAGTTGCAGTCCTCTTACAACCGCCTAGACTCTGCCTTTGTAACCCTTGCTACTCAGCAAACGACTTTAGAGTCGCAACAGACTGAGCTAACAACCGTGTCGGGAGAAGCTGACGATGCGCTGCAGGCTGCTATAACTGCTAACGGATTGGCAGTTGACGCTATACAGGATGTTGTAAACCTTAGCAGCCCGGGTGGTCCGTCCGTCAATGCATCAAACGTTACTGCTGGAAGCATAAACGGTTTAAACATTACTGGTGGAACTCTTGCAACCGCTGGATTGAGACACGTTGAGATATCAGGAACAAGCACTTTATATTTTGATGAAAGCAACAACTTTACTGGAAAAGTAACTGGACTTGGCACGGCGAATGGTGCCGCACTTGAACTCTCTGGTCCGGGATCGGGACTGGTTTCCATCTGGTCGTCTGGGGTTGTTATGTATGGCGGAGGCGGTAGTATTGCCGCCCTTAGCAGCAATGGATTTGGGGTTGGTGGCAATAAGCTTTATACTTTCGATAATCAAAATATTGAAGCAGGAGGCAGCCTAATTTCTGGCGGCACTATAACAAGAACTGCACTGATTGGTGGTGGCACAACTGGTGCATCTATAACCAGTGGCGGGAACCTCGTACGTACAAGCTCCTCAGAAAGATACAAAGCCGACATCGAAGATGCTGAGTTTAGCCTTGAGGCAGTTTTACAACTTCAGCCAAAGACTTTTAGGCTTAAAGAAGAGGTAGAAGGAGATCCTGAAAACGCCTTAGTCTACCCCGGCTTTATTGCTGAAGACATTGCTGGGACAGACCTTGATGTGTTTGTAAATTACGAAAACTTGCCAGACGGAACAAGGCGGCCTGACGGCGTTAGGTATGCAGAGCTTACCGCAGCCCTTGTTTCTGCCATGAAACAGCAGAACGAAACCATCAAAACACTAGAGGCTCGCCTCGATGCCTTGGAAGCTAAGTAAGATACAATAGGACATATGACAACGACTACTAAGGGTATCTCTTACCCGACCTCCTCAGATAACATAGCTCCTCTTGAGTCGCACTTTGCGGCACTCGCAGCTACAGCTGACAGGGCTGCAGCATTGACTGGCTCAGAGGGATTTACGGGACACGCATCTACTGGCAGTGCTGTTAATGTTGCAGTCACTTTTGGGGTGACTTTGGCTACTGTGCCAAAGGTGGTGTGCACAATTGAAGGCACTAGCTCTTCTAGTAGTTACATAGCAACAGTAGTGGGACCGACTACCACGACTGGATTTACTGCAAAGGTTTACCGTTTAGACGGCTCCGGGGCAGATACCAGCTTAAAATTAATCTGGTTCGCCAGCGACTACGCAGCATAGGAATATATGTCCGATACAGGCGAGCAGCCACACGCAAGAGTCACTCTTCAAATGCTCTATGAAAAGCAGATAGAAAGCCAGAATCTACTTATAGAGTTGACAACTAAGATGTCAAGCCTAGAAGGAATTGTTGAGCGAGTTAACAAGCTGGAGGTCAGGCAAGCAAAGTTTGAATGGATTGAAAAAGTGGCGTATGCCTCTTTGACAGCTGGCATCGGTGCAATTGTATTTGCAGTAATGAACATAGGCAGGATTTAATAATGGCTAAAAGACTTTCAGATTGGCGTTTAGTTTACGACGCAAAATACATAACCTCTCACTATGGAGAGATGTCTGCCTATCGCAGAGCAAATGGTATGCAGCCACACTCAGGCACCGATTGGGCCAGACCACTCGGCACACGCATACCGGCAATTGCAAAAGGAACTATTCATCTTATCCAGTTTAGTGAAGTGCTCGGCTGGGTGGTGGTGCAGACGGCTATGGACAAAGATGGAATCATCTGGTACTTAGGCTACTGCCACATGGATAACAAGCCCGGATATAGGGTCGGGCAGAAACTGCGCAAGGGTCAGACTGTAGGAGTCCTCGGTAACAGTGGTCAAAGTTCTGGGCCCCACGTCCACGTGACAGCGTCGAGAACCCTCAAGGGCGTGTTCGGTGTAACGTCTGATAAAGTTGACGTTTACAAGCTAATCCTAGATAATGTAAAGCGACCTGTACGAGAGGTATGCGAATGTTGCAAAAGACCCTTATAAAAATGCTTGATGGCGTGTTCTTCCTAAAGGATGAGCCTGAGTCTGCTTCCGGTCCCGACTGGAAGTTTAGGCGCAAGGTAATCTTTGGCTCTTACCGCTTGGGTTTTGCTATGATTATCTTTGGTGCATTGACTTTCCTTGTTGATCAATGGGGAGTAGGGGTAACACTAATAACTGGCGGAGTCTCACTCATCTCCATCATCACAACCGCTTACACCTTGAGTGCATCTTATGAAGATGTCAAGTTATACAAAAACGAAGGAACGGATTACTAATGAAACTAATTACAAAGGAGTTTGTCAGCTACAGTGCTGAACGAGCTATTAAAACTTTTGCCCAAACAGCTATCGCAGCACTAGGTGCTGGAAGCATTGGGCTACTGACCATCGATTACGTCAACCTGTTTAGTGTTGCCGGCGGAGCTGCTCTACTATCTCTCTTGACCTCTGTGGTAACCACCACGAGCGTTAAGAAATAACTGTCTTAGTTTTCTAAGGCGTTTACAGAGGAACAAACCCGACAAGCAAAAAGCCCCCTGCAGAGGTGACAGGGGGCTTTTTCGTTTCTAGTCTTGTTCGTCTTCGTCTTCGTAGTGCTCTTCTTGGTGACTCTTGTCCATTACTGCGTAGTTACAATAAGCGCAGTCTGGGATTCCTACCTCACAGTACCTGTCACAGTGTGGACAAGAGAAGTTATTGTCTTCGCTCAATCTATAAACAGGCTGAGAGCAGCTGCAAACGTATTGAATGGTTATGTCTATGTCTAACATCTCGTTGTGCATAGAAGTAACGTAAGGACCTAAGCCAATATCTGCTTGTCCTGAAAACGGGTCGTTGGGGTAACCACCCAGCTTAGCATTCCACTTCTTGCGGAGTGACCCGTCATTTCCTTGAAAAAGGCGCTTCCACCATCCATTGCCGGTGTTTGAACCCATAGCGTTTTGCCCCAATCTTCACAAGCGTTGTGATGGAAATGATGTGTAACTAAAACATCTGCCATACCGACTTCGTGCCGGTTGGCAGCCATAATCTTAAACCAGTTAAAGACCTTGTTCCTAACGTTACCAGCACCACGCCCGTAGACGCTACCGTGTGTGGTTCCGTAGTTCCAGCCTTGTATCTGGGTCAAGATTGATTCTTCCTCCTGTGCAATCTGGAAGGAGACGTGTTTCATGTTCTTATCCGCTTGCAATCCGACTTCTGCCATTTCAAATACCAGCAGGTCGTCATTGTCACCAGTAGCAGTTTTCTTGCCGTTGATGCGATTCTCGCCGTGATTTCCCGGCACAACTACAACACGCACACTCTTGAACTGAGGAGCTAGCTGGTGTAGTCCTGACAGGATAGTTGCAACTGTAAATCTAATCTGATCTCTGCGGTGCATATCTAGGTGGAATGATTGGTTTGGGTAAATAGTGCAACCCTCAATCATGTCACCTCCACCGATGATTACAAGCTCTTCGAGGTTTCGACCAATCTTGCGTAGCTCTTTGATTCTTGCATCGGCATCAGACATTGCAACCTTAAATCGCTCTGCAAAGGCTGGTGTCCCACCACCTTCTGCCTTGCCTGTTTGCCAGTCTGCCCAGTCAAGGACGAATGTTGATTTTTCGCCCCCCGTCTGGAAAGGCTTTCGTGCCTCAGACTTTAATCCCATTTGTTTGATAAGCGCCTCGGGATCGAGGTCAAGACGCTCTTGGTTTAGTTTGGAAACATTGAAAGAGTAAGTGTGCTTCCAAAGCATCTCATTTCGATCCCGAGACCAATACTGGCTGTGGCGTTCCTTTAGAACGCCATTGACCTCAACCTTAGCTGGGTCGTGTCCAAAGATGCGTAGGATTTCTTCGTGGCTAATGTCGCTAAGCGCCTCGTCAAGACTTCCAGTGTTGAATACACCCTTGTCGCCATTCCATTCAATACTCTGAAGCTCTTCATTGAAATGCTTCTCTGCATTAGCAAAAGATATACAATTCTTTCGGTGATTATTTAAGGTCGACTTCGCAAACAATCCATACATAGTAGAAATTGTCCTGCTAGAAGTTTCCGAATTTACATCAGCCTTTAGTTGCGGATTACCGGTTTCTCTTATTGCCTCACATACTTTACAAGTTCGCATTATTTATCTAAGTTCAACTTATTGGTCCACGTCTTGCCAGCGTCTCCACCCCAAGCGTCCCAAGCAACCCTACCCGGTGAGGGGTAGTTCTTTTCTCCTGCGTTGAACCCTTCTGCCTTTCTGTCTGTAGTGTGCCGAGCGAAGTAAGACTTCATTCTCACAGCGACTTCTCTGGTGACAGAGCCACCATTGGAGAGCTGTATTGCCCTACTACGACCAGTGTCGGTAAATCCGTCACCAGCCTTACCATCGGATATCCAGTTCACAGCTCTAGTAGCTGCATTCTGAACGCCCTCTGGAATTTTATACTTCTTCTCTGCTTCTCTAACTCTGATAGTTTCTTGAAAATACTGAGATGGTATCATCGCAAGACGGCACAGACCTTCTTCTTCTATGTCTGCATTGACAGCACTGCACTCAAAGTTTCCGTTTTCCTCGAAGTGAAAGACACAGTTGCCACACTTGATACCGTTTTCTTTTTCCTTGTTCTGTGCCGGTGACATATAGCCAGCGTAGACACTGCTACTGGGTCCTTGAAAGCGACCATATTGGCTCACAACGCCGATCATTGCATCGACAAGTGCTTTTTCATCACCTTCAAGTTGAACGTAAAGGTCTTGGCTAACTTCTTTAATTTGTCTTGCTTCGACCATTCGTTTGTCCCTTAGGTGTTCTCCGCCAATCTCAACCTTTTCCTTCTTGGAGATAGCAACCATTTGTTGAGTTGCTGACTTCTTGGTTGAATGAGCTGCAACAAGTTCAAAGTTCTCCCTGACTACTGCCCACTTCGGGCAATCAGGATGGGACTTTGTAACGTAGTATTGCAAACTATGTCCAGCCTTTCAAAAGAGTTGGCATGTGTCTTTTGTTCCTCAAGTAAATTATACCGTGACGTGTCGAATCATTGACGTGTTGCTGGCCAACGGTGTAAAATCCCATCTTCTTTAGCCTTTGATCGTCGCACAGTGGCTTCAGCTTAGGCTCTTGGTAAACTATGTCAAACCCTTGATACAGAGCCTCTAAAGCCCCTATAATGTATGTCGGTGAAAGGTTGGCCCCGTGTATGCCCGGCCTAAGAGTGAAGGACTCACAAACAATTACGTCTATCGGCGTGTCGAAATCCTTTTGCCAAGCAATAAAACCACTCAAGTCGTCTTTGACCTGAATGGTTTCTATAATCGATATGGACTTCTCATCTGCCCTGAGCAGTGTTATGCCAGTAGTTCCTCCGGGATCTATGCTGAGAATTGTAGTAGTCATATTATAATTTTTGCACTAGGGCATAGCAGTGAAATGCTAGCGGGTATCTGTAGCCAGCTTGGAACTTGCTTGCGTGAAAGGCAACTGCTTCTGGATCTTTCTTGACATCTTCAAAACTGGCGTTCTTGTCGTAAGTGTCCACTTAAAATCTTTCTGTGAATTGTTGACTTGGGTATTCCAGATATCCTTGAAAGCATATCGGCAGAAGTCCCGTCAGATGTAATCTTTTTTACTGTCTGCCAATCAACTTGGTCTATGTCTTGCTGAAAGATCAAGTCTCTAATCTCCTCAAGATGTTGGGGGTTTAGCTTACCACCGGTGCGAGAAGTCCTCTGGACAATTCTGCTAAGCGTTGCAGGGCTCTTGCCACACATATTGCTTATCTGCCTAATTGAGAATACGTTCTTCTCTGTAAGCTGCACAATTGTTCCACGCAACTCTTCTTCTCCATAAGAATCTGAGTTGTCTCTGAGCCTTATAGCCATTGCTATTGCGAATAAACTGTCTTGTTGTTTCATACTTGGGTCTCCAAAAAGGTTTTGTGGTTGTCTACATAGAGCCTGAGTCTGCCCTGTGAGCGCAATGATTCGACCATCTCGTCAAACTCACGCTTACGCTTGGAACCAAACCGGCGGAACACTTCATCGAACCTAACCTTGCCACCCTTGTTAGTCACAAAGGCTTCCAAATCATCGAGCTCTCTTTGCCACTCTGATTCACTAATTGATTGAGCCATACGAATCAGATTTGCAAACCAGTTTTCTGAGTAGTGAATTGCAACCAAGACGTGATGAATCTGAACTTCGTCACTCTTGTCATACATAGAAAGAAGAACTGCAATCTTCCAGATCGAAAGAGCAAGTCTCTGGCGAGATGGCTCGATTGACTCCTCTTGTGGGTGACCCTCAACGAACAGACCCATATCCCACTTGAACTGGTTGAACCTCTTGAGTGCATCATCGGTCATTCTGATTGGTCTAGGGAATGGAGCGCCCTTCTTTTCCCAGTAAAGCTTTGAGTGATACAAAGAAGCGACAATCTCATCCATCTCGTAATCTTGTGTGACTATCGATTGGTCTTCAGGGGCCTGTTCGATTGCCTCTTTCTCAAAGGTCTTCTCGGGAGCGTCTGCAACCACATAGAGGAATCGAGCTAGGAACCCAGAGCGGAAGTAGTCAGCAGTCAAAATTTCAGATACTTTACTGGTGATGCCCATCAAATACATAATGAAGTTTGTCTCTGCCCTGTCAGACTGAACCGCAGAAGTTGCTGTCTTGCCACCAGTAGACCGAATAACAACTGGCACAGAGCCGTCGTACAGCTCGGTGAACTGGTCGGCAGCGTTTGCCATATAAGTCTTAGTCATAAACTCTTTGAACATTCCCTGAACTTCGTCCCTGTGGAACATAGAAGTAAGACCATCACGGGCAGACAGGTGCTTGACCAATCCTTCTGCGGTCACGTTAGAGCCGATGTCAATCTGATATCCAACGTAGTGCTCGTAAGCTCGAAGCATACGAAGCATTAGCTGTCGGGATGTTGACTTACGGCTAAGAGTTGTTTCGCCCAAGACCATAAACCAAAGGTTCAATCCGAGCTTTCCATACTTGGGTGTACCGTGCCCCGTGTCTGCAAAAGCAGAAGACAGAAGCGTAAAAGCAGATGCGATCTGAAACTCTACAGCGCCATCGGTCTTCTTGCGAGCCCAAGAAACATATCGGTCAATGAATGTAGCTTGAGAGCTGGCAATCTCTCGCTCCTCAGGTGTTAGAAAGTCGATAGCTTTGGACTCATCGGTAGGCACAATAGAGTCAAGCTCTTCCAGCGCATCAAAGGGCTTGTCTGGAATATTGTAGGACTGCTCAGCTCTTTGGACTTCACGCCACAGGTCGCCATCAGCATCAGGTCGCTTCTGTCTAGTAGAGATGTGATACTTATTGCACTTAGCGTGACGTGCAACTGTGTAAACTTCTTCTGCCGTAAGACCTATGCGGAAAAGCTCAAGCTCAAGCCTCCAAAGGCGCTTAGATAAATCCGCCCCCACTGGTGGGGTGTCCATATACAAAGACATAATGTTGCCGGTAGCTGGAATCTTTCCAAGCACCTCAATGATTGGGGGTGTATCTTTTGGTGCTTCAACGCTTCCTACTGAGTCAGGAGCAGGAGCAACATCTATATCTTTGTAGACATCCTCAAGCTCACCTATTGAATAGATCAATCCAGATGAGTCGCCAATAACGTCTTGGTTGTTCTCATACTTTGTGTTCTTGCTTCCCGGAATGCGTAGTAGCTTAGTTGGATTCCAACCAGACACGTCACAGCCTTGATTCCTGTGTGCGTATGCAATCTTCTTAGCTAAGTTAGCCACTCTTGTTGGGTCACCGGCGCTCTCAAGCATCCAGTATGAGTGCCAGCGACCTTCTGAGGTCTGCACGTTGATGCTTGGTGGCATCCTAAAGTTGTCTGGGTTGCAAGTATCGGAGTCGGCATAGACAGAAGAAACGGAGGTAGCGTGTTCACGAATGCGTCTTTTTTCTGCGAAAAGAATCGGAGAGAAGTAGACATCCCCAGCAGACATTGACTCTGCATACTCGACCATCTCTGAGAACTCATCAGGGTAACTGAAGAACTTCTGCACAGTGGGTTGCCCATTAGAGTCTTTGGTGACCACGGTTGCGTAGCCCGCAGCCTCACCCAGTATTGACTCTAGAAACTCTTTTGCCTTCATTTTCTCTTCTCCTCTTAGAAGTGTAAATAAAAATAGCTAGATAGGACTTACGATATCGAGCAACGAATTAGTGTTGTCCTATCCAGCAGTCCCCTTTTGGGAGTCGAACCCAATACGCCAACACGAAAGAGGAGGGAGGTTAGCGTAATCCAATAAGGGGGAATGTGCGTTGTTTACGAGTCGCACCCCTCGTTCGCCCGTTTGTTACCAGACATCTCCGGACTCAGTTGCACCGATATCGGCAAGTGAAGAAGCGCCTGATACCGACTTGGCAAAGCCAGAGACATTGTTGTCAGCCGAGTAGTCACCCTCAGCTTCACGGATGGTTACCTTGACATCAACTGCTTTTCCAAGCACATCTCTGACATCAGGAACCTCGAACTCGCCCTTTACATCGTAGTCAAGCGCTTGGAAGAAGCTCTGTGTCTTCCAGAAGTCACCTGCAACATAAAGTGGAATGTATGCAAACAAACGACGGTTCTCAGTAGGACCTTCGCTTACTCGTAGCTGAACATTCCAGCGTGGTTTTCCAGCGTTCTTGCCGGAGCGAACCTCCTCAGCCTTAGCGTCGAAGATCGTGCAAGAATAAGTTCCTGCTGGTATCGGACCTAAGTCCGATGTTTGTGATGTGTTTACTACTGCATCCGTTGGGACGCTTATTGTAAATGACATTATTTTTTAGCCTCTCCTATTTTTCTGATGGTTTCTAGTATCTTCTTGAAGCTTGGGTCATACATCTTGGCTGGCAATCCAAATCGATTACCTGATACCAACCTGTCTGAACCTTGAAGATACAGAGCTCGCCTGATGTTATCATCAGTTCGCTCACTTGCCATATAGCCAATGATGTCTGGTATCGCTGGCAGGGTTCCTCGCATTGATCCGGGGAGCATCGGCACGGTCTTCACTGCACCGGTGGAGTCGTCCTTCTCATCTTGAGCGTGAGCAATGAAGATGGTCAAGAATGGTGCGTGGTGCAGATTGCGAGTCAGCTTGTTAGCCCACTCTTTTAGGTCTGCCCACTTGCCAAAAGTGTTCTTGGCGTTTTCTGTCTTCTCTTCAAATACCTTCTCTGCTCGGTTCATCGCAACTCCAAGCGTGTCAATAATGACAGTCTTGTATTTGTGTTTCACCGTTAGCAATTGCTCCACAGCAGCATCTAACTGCTGGTGTGTGTCAACCGCCAATACATCTACGTCCTTCCAGTCTCGGGCAATAGCAGTAGCGCCACCCTCAACGTCAATCAGTAGAACTGGGCTAAGCTCAGCAAGTTCGCTGGCTGAAGCAGCCAACCAAGTCTTACCGTTCTTAGGGTCACCGTATATCAATACGGACTTAGGTGTGTTTAGCACCTCAGCTTTCTTTACGGCTTTAGCAAAAGCTAATTCCGGAAATTTTGTTTCTGTCATTTCATCTCCTTCTTGTGTCATTTTTAGATACTAGCACGAATATGTTTCATTCGCAATAGCGTGTCGGAATTAGATTCCAACCCTGCACTTGAAACATTCTGGGTCTCTGTCAAAGAGCTCAAGGTCACGGCTCTCCTGTAAAGCTGACCACACATTTACCAATCTGTCCCACATTGACTGTGCGAACTCCTCTGAGTATTCAAAGGTGTGCGACCATACATCAGCCTCAGTTGTGCCATCTCTGTTGATGAACACCAAGCTAAGGTTGTCTATCCTTGTGCCTGACCGATTCAATCCCCAAGCATAGAGCTGTGTTTGTGCAACATACTTCTTGATTGTGTATGCACTGCCAGAGTCTTTGCCACTAGGGTCGTCAATCATCTTCTGAAGCTTTCTTGACTTGTCCCTAGTCGATGTCTTCCAATCGATCAAGTGGTTGTGCTCAATCAGCACAAGGTCTGGCTTAGAGTTGATTTTCCCGTAGCCTTCGATCTCTCCGAGGAAGATCTTTTCTTCGACCTTAGCACCGGTAAGCTCTGGGAACTGCTCTAGGTCTGCTCTCTCTATTGCATCTTCAAGATACATATGAGTAGCTGTCCCGAGCTTACCCCCAAGCCAATACTTTACATACTCTTCTTTAGATGATATCAGTGCTTGAGCGAGGTGATAGGTGCAAGGGTCTGAAATTTGACTTGCTCCTACCTTTCGTTGTAAGTCTCTTTCTGATTTCTGCGTAAATAGTCGCAAAGTCAGCTGTCTTACTTCGTAATCTGTTAGCAAGTTCTTTTACCTCCTCAGGTCTGTTGTGTGCTCTTACTGTTGTGGTTCTTGAAGACTCTCTACTTGTGAAATCTATGCCTCCCCAAACACCATACTCTTCATCGTTCTCAATAGCAAATATTAGACAATCTTTTATGACGGAACAGTTTCCGCAGATAGGGGTTACTGCCTTAGATTCCTTGATTGACTCTGGAAAGAACGCATCTGGGTCGGTCTGGCGACAGATGCCTTCTTGTTGCCACAAGAGCTCACTAGCGTAGTTGCTCTCGTATAAAGCCTTTAGTAAAACATCCTTTTCCATTTTGATCTCCTCATTCAAACAGCTCTTCTATGTATGTTGCCGATGTGAAGTTGATGCCACCCCACACTCCCCACTGTTCGTCATTCGCAACTGCGAACTGGTAACAAGCTTGGATCAATGGACACTTGTGGCAAAGTTCTTCTGCTTCATTGTCCTCTAAAAGATGAGGTTTGTCAATGTAGGGTTCTGGGTTCTCCTTGCAAGCCAATGTGTCTTGCTGGAGTTGCAGGTGTTGAAGCCTTTGGAAAGCTCTGGTGGCTTCCGGCTTCGGCATCAGTGTTGTTTCGTCAATTCTCACTTTGGGCGACATAACAATAGTTTTCCACAGGTTGTGAATAACTATTAGTTATTTCAGCGTGTTTCGTAATTACTTTTTTCCATCGCCTTTAGTGATTGAACGACTTCTCGCATAATCTGTTCCTTGTATTCGTTCCGAAGTCCGAACTGTGCGTATCCTGTGTTCGCTCTAACTTGGGCCTCAAGCTCAAGTATTGCTCCTCTGATACCACTTTGGTATCCAGAAAAGTATGCGTTGTGAGATGTCATATGTATTACGTCGTTTATGCTGGTCATTTTTTCTCTTCCTTTATTCTGTTGATTTCATCGTTTATGTAAAATCTTGCTTTCTCAAGGTCTTGGATCCCTTCACCCTTTAGGTCTGCTCGCCAGATGTATTTCACAGCGTTGCCTAGATTGAAGTTCATATGTCTTGTGACTTCGATCGCTTCGATGCCACTTGGGTGACTGGTGTAATGCTTTGGGTTGTTTACTGGGTCGTTCATATCTCTCCTTTTGGTAGTTTAGCGAGGGTGAAAAGGGTAGTGTAGCGAGGGTGAAAATCGTATGCCGTTTGTCGCAAGCTGTCTAGCTTCGTTGACGTTAAGGGCTATTTCATTACTAATGTAAGTTGTTATTTACATTACTAACTTTAGTTATTCTTTGCCTTACTAACTTTTGTGACGATAGTGTTACTAAGGCGCTTGTGTCGTTATGATTACAAATCACTTTGTGCCGTATCGGTTACATTCCATGTTTTTATGGATGCTGGCTTTTATGTTTTTATAGATGGTTCAAGTGCTTCAAGTGCTTTCCTAACGCAAACCTCTGCACCATCACCATAGCGATGTTTGTAATGTATTCCTTGTTGCTCATAAATGTCAAGATAAACAGGGTCGTCACCAATAGTAGCAATGTAAGTATTTACATCGTCGGGGTCTGTGCCACCCCCCTCCCTAGTAATATGTATCTCACTGAGGAGAGTCCGATTTACTCTAATCTGAACGTGTAGTGGCACCGATTACTCCCTTCAGGTATTCAAAGCAATAAATATGCATCAAGCTGTCCCAGCCAGCGTTGTGCTGATTCTCCACGCCAATCTTTTCAATAGCATAAGCCTTAGCTCTTTTCTTCCACGTCTCAGCCTTGACTGGCATCCCGTTTTCCTCTTTGTAATCCAGCGCGAAACATAGCGCGTTTAGATCTACTGTCCTTCGCGAAAATAGCGAGTAGCTCTTGGGCAGCGAGTCCTTGACGAACGGCATATCAAACGCTCCCACGTTGAATCCAACTGGGATGGTCTTACCTCTTCGTTTGGTGTCTGCTCCCAGTTCAACAAGGAACTCATAAAGTTTCACGTCAACTATTTCAGGTGACAGGGAAGTGCTCAGCTTTTCGCGCGTAATTCCGTGAACCGCAAAAGCCTGCTCCGACCACTGGCAAGGGCCAGGGTTCATTGTGTACGACCTCATAAGGCCATCCTCTGTGGCAACGCCAATCTGAATAAGCTTGCCACCCTCGCTTAGCTCACTCGATGACATCTCGCCGTCAAGTCCTAGGAATAAATAGCTCATCTTTTTTGATTCTTTAGCAACGATTCAAATGCCTGACTTCTCAAAAGAGTTAGTGCGTTTGTCGCTGTCGCTGTTTCGCTCATCAGTTTTTCAGCGCAAGCTCTCCATCCAGCTTTGTAAGACTGTCGGATTTGTTGTCCTTCGATAATCCCGGGGTTTGCCAGCTTGTCCTGTAACTCTGCAATCTGTTTGTTTCGCTTTGTCAGAGTGGCTTGAAGCCCTTCGATGTGGATGTGTAGATTTTCTATGTTTTGCTCTTGCTTAGTCATTCTTCTCCCTCCATAATCATTTCTTCAAGCTCTTTAGCCGTATACGGATACTCCAAGGCTTCCATTATGGTTCGGTTGGCTTCTTTAGCCTGAAACATTTTGATTATGCGCTCACGCTCTAACTCAACCCCAGCCTCGTAGCCTTTTGTCCAGTAAAGCTTGTTGCTCATATCTTTCATATCTACTATCATTAGTTTCCTCTCAAACTCCTATTCATACTAAGTTGATCTTTTACCAACTTACCCAGCTGACCTTCATCATAAGTCCCGTCAGCGACAATGTCAAAGCTCAACACGGCTTGTGTTTGCCCTTGCCGGTCAAGCCGACCTGCTGCCTGTTCGTTCATCAAGCGGTTATCATCCTTGCTCAGCCAGATAACTGTCGAGCAAACTTCTTGCAGCCCGTCAGTGCCTTCTCCGATTGCAGAGATTACAGCGACTATGACCTGAATCTTTCCAGCGATGAAGTCGGTAAGCGCAATGTCTCTGACCGGCTGGGGCTTAGCACCAGACCATTCAAAGCTCACAATCTTCTTGTTGTTCAGCCTCTGGGTAACTACCTTTGCAAACTTCTGTGAGTGAGTAAGCACCAGCAGGGGTTCGCCATCTGGCAAATCAGAGATGATGTCAAACATCTCGTCTATCTTGCTGGACTTGCAATCATCCGCAAAGTGCACAACCCCTTCATCGTCAACGCTAGGCACACCGAGTGTGATCTGGCGGAGCCGAACTCTCTGAGCTACTGGCACTTCGGCAATCATAGGATTACCTTCTAACCAGACAAAGAGTTCCTTCTCGAACTCCTTATATATCTTTCTCTGGGCAGGAGCTAATTGAACTACTCTCTGCTCTTCCACGATTGCTGGCAGGTCTGCATCCATCCCGTTGGGATGAAGCTCACAACAGTTATCTCGCTTGAGGTGTCTGATGTAACAGGGAAGTGATGCAACAATTCCGCCCGGCATCCTCTCGCCAGAAACTATCTTCCCAGCGAACGGGTCAAACTTGGTGGTGCAATACTTATCAACCCACTTCCAAAAGCTCTTGTCTGCAATTCCGGGATACACCCAACGAAGCACAGACCAGAAGCCTTCAATCCTATTGCCGGCTATCGTTCCAGACATACCGATGCGTCTTTCTGATCTCAATGTCTGCAACATCACAGCGGTCTTACTATTGCGGTTAGATGCCCTGTGTATCTCATCAAAGATAGCCAACTGAGGATGGCACTTAGCCCAGTTGAATCTCCTGAACAGCTCTGGGCCGATGAGGTACCAGCCAGACTTATGTTCGTGTAGGTCTGTAAAAGCTTCCTTTCCAGAAACCGTTGAGTTTACATAGCGAACCTGAGCATCAGGTATCTGCCTAAGAATTGTCTTTTCCCAAGCCCTCTTGTGAGTTCCCTTTGGGGCTATCACAAGATTGACACCAGTGCCAAGCCTCTTGGCTACCTCGATGGCAATCAAAGTCTTGCCACCGCCTACCTGAGTGGCGACAATGCCAGTGCCATCGTTGTCGATGAGCTTCTGGATGTCACTCTCTTGGTAAGCGTATGGCACTAGTGGTGAATCTACCACCCCGTTGTCTCCCAATCGATCTCTGGATACAGGTTCTTTATATAAGACCTAGCTGTATCAAAGTCACGAAAGAACATTGACTTCTGAAACGGGAACTCTTCTTGAGGGATGTTGACACAGACTTCGTAATCTCCACCTGTGTTTACAGCTCGGAGCTGAACCAAAGTGCCAAGCCCTACTAGGTCAAGCATATTTTCGGCGCTGGTGCTCTCGTCCCAAAGGAACATATCCAGCTCCCTTTCTTCTGATAAGTAATACATATCTCTCCTTAGATAGTTGGTGTGTGAACTTCGTATTCATCGCTGTGGTCGAAGTAAGCGTTGGAGCAATCGACACACATTCCTAATTCTTCTTCGTGCAGATCGGTTGCCATTAGTTCTTCACACTCTTTACAAGGCGTTAGACCAGTGTCAACCTGAATAGCACCGTTATCATCACTGAAGATAGCGTCAGGAGCTATCTCCAATATCTTTTTCATTAGTTCGTTGGTATCCATTCTGCTCTCCTTAGTATTCTCTGTGTTCGTATCTGTTGTATTGTTCGTGGCGTAGATAGATATCATCTTCGCCCCCGCTCAAGTTCTGTCCGTAACCA